CGAACAGATGGACGATCCGGTAGGCGACGACGAGGAGGACGCCGGCGAGGAGGAGGGTGACGAGGAAGGCCAGGAGGAGACCGGTGACGAGGCACCGCAGGAAGGCGCCCGTGAGCCTCCTCCGCAGGAACGCCCGAGTTACCGCCTGCCGCCAGTCGACCCTTCCGCCCAACGCATTGCCGAGCTCGAAGCCAGGCTGGCACGCATGGAAGCGCCCCGGCAAGAACAGCCGGCGCCGCCCCCGCAGGAACTGCCCGACCCCGTCCTCGACCCGGCCGGCTTCCGCGAAGGCATGGCGGCGCAGATGCGGGCCGAATATCAGCAGGCCACCAGAACGGCCATCCTGGAGAACAACTTCAAGGCAACCGAGGCGGCCTATTCGCGTGAGAACCGAAGGGACGAATTCACGCTGGCAGCAAGCCAGTTAAACGAGCTTTCGTTTCGCGCCAGGACGGACCCGAATGCTGCGGCTACGGTACGCGGCATCGTGAATGCACCCGATCCCGGCTACGCGCTGATGCAATGGGCCGAGGATACCCTCGACCTGGAGAACTTCCGCCAGGAGCAGGCGGAACGCAACCGCGAGCAGGCAGCACGCCTGCTCGGTGTAGACCCTGCAGATCTTGAAGGCATTGCCCCGCAGCGCCAGGCGCCGCGGCAGGATACCCGGGAGCGCGGCGAGCAACGCCAAGCGCCCGCACAACGCGGCAGGGGGACTAGTCCCCGGCTTCCCTCATTGAACTCAGCAGGCGGCGTCGGGCGCGAGGGCGGCAATAGCCGTAACCTCGACCCGCGCGGCTTCGACGGTTCCGAGGAAAGCATCTTCCGAGACGCATTCAACTAGCTACGCTTCGCGCTTCCCGGCCTAGCCGGTTCGGCGCGCTCCGCTAAGAAGTCCGTAGCCAACCCTTGAAGGGGTCTGGCCATGGCCATCACTACCGTACAAGCCCAAAATAAACTCATCGTCTTCCGCAAGGAAGTCACACGAGAATACATCCGGCAGAACCTGTTTAGCCCGTATGTGGGCACAGAACTCACCGCGATCATCCGCGTCATCAATGACCTGAAAAAAGGCGGCGAGCAGATCAATATCCCGCTGGTCGCAAGGCTCAAGGCCAACGCGATCTCGACCGGAACGCTCGTCGGCAACGAAGAAAATATCGACAATTTCGGCGATCGGATGTGGATCGACTGGGCGAGAAACGCCGTCCGCATCCCGAAGTCCGAAGAGCAGAAGTCGAGCATCGACCTATTCGGCCAGGCGCGTCCGCTGCTCGAAGACTGGGGCAAGGAGCTCCAGCGCAACGAGATCGTGGACACGTTCAACACAATCCCGATCCAGAACACACAGCCCGCCGGTCTCGGCTCTGCCGGCGGCCAGCGCGTCAACGGCGCGTTTTTCGACGCGGCAACCCCAGCACAACGCAACACATTCACCACCGACAACAACGATCGCATCCTGTTTGGTGGCAGCCAAGGCAACCTGTCGCCCGGCAACTGGGCAACCTCGGCCGCTAATGTCACGTCCGGCATGACCTTCAGCGCCGCCGCGGCAAATAAGATGAAGCGGCTGGCCAAAAAAGCCAACCCGAGGATCAGACCCTACAAGCTGAAAAACGGCCGGGAATATTTCGTGGTCTTCGTGGGGTCTAATTGCTTCCGCGACATCCAGCTCGACACCACGATCATCAACGCCAATACCCAGGCGCGTCCGCGTGAAGGCGACGGGCTCGACAAGAACCCGCTCTTCCAAGACGGCGACCTGCTCTACAACGGCATGATCTTCCGCGAGATCCCGGAATTGGATATCCGACTGCCCACGACCTACACCACCGCTGGCGCCGGCGGTATCCAGATCGCGCCCGTGTTCATGTGCGGACAATCCGCCATGGCCTGGGCGTGGGGCAGAATGCCTCGCCCGACGTTCCTCAAAGAGGACGACTACCAGTTCTACCGCGGCGTCGGCGTGGAGATGGCCTATGGTCTCAAGACCATAGCCAAGGCGAACCCGGCCGGAAACTACAAGAGCTGGGGCATCTTCTACGGGTATTTCGCCTCGGCGAACGACACATAAGAGCCGCGGCTGCCCTCGCGGTTCTATCGGCCCGGCGCTGCTGCTCGTCAGGAGGCGGCAGCGTCGGTTCCGTCCCTCAACCCAACTTGAAAGGCAATCCCATGAAGAATCTCATCTCGCGGGTGAGCGGCGGATTACTTGCCGGCCTCGCTCTTGCTCTGCTTGTCGTCGGATCTGGGCTCTATGTCGCGGCTCAACCCGTGTTCTCGCCGCGCATATTCCCGACCCAGCAAGTCCACTACATGCGGTTCCCGGTCAACTTCAATTCCTGCCCACTCCCTGCCGCGGCCGGCAACTGCTCCTATAAAGTCGGCGCAGTTCCATACAATTCATGGATCCTGCGCGGCGTCCTCGAGGTATTCACCTCGTTCAACTCCACCACCACCGACACCGTTGCATTGAGCACGGCTTCCGGCACGGGTGCATTGCTCGTGGCGGGAACCTCGACGCACGGTGCCGCCGGGGTCACGCAATTGACCATCGTCACGGCGACCGGCCTCGGTGTGCAATCGACCGGCAACAGCATTGCCCAGACCGGGAGCAATGGCGGCTTCGATATCTGGGCAAATCTCGCGTACACGGGCGCCTCGCCCGCAACGGCTGGAGCCGCCGCCATCGTGCTGGAATACGCCGCTCCCAATGACGGACTATGCGGGCCGGTCGCACTCGGCGCCACCGCTCCCGGATGCTGAGGGCAACGGGGCGGGATCTCCCCGCCCCTTCCTCCATGAAAGGATAAATCCATGAGCCTAGCCAATAGCGCGCTTCTCAATTCACTGTCGCTCGCCGGCACGGTGCTGGACGACAACCAGACCGCCGGCGGCGCCACCGGCGTGACCGTGCAGGCTGGCGCCACCTCGATCGTCGGCGAGGGCATCCGCGTGCTGCGCGGCGCCGCCGGCACCAGCGTCATTCTCAAAAGCGTGCTCTCGGGTGACGCCGGCCCCTTGGTGTGGATCGTCAACGACGGCCCCAACTCGATCAATGCCTTCCCGGCGGCCGGCGAGTTCAACAATGGCGGCGCCAATCAGGTATTGGCAGTTCCGGCCGGTCAAGGTGCCATCTTCGTTCGGGTACCGAATAACTTGGCTGGGTCCAGCAGCGGTTGGCGTAGCGCCGTAATTCCTTGAGAGGTGAAAAATGAACAGCACCGCAGAACTGACCCGCGCCAAGACCGCCGAGCCGAAGGCCGAGATCAAGGTCACGTTCCATCCCGGCCCCGAGGACAAGGCACAGGCGACCGTAAATGGCATCCTCTTTGTCGCCAACAAGCCTGTCGTGATGTCACGAAAAAACAAGCGGCATTACTTCGAGGACGACATGCCCCAACACCATGTCGCGGCCGACGGAACCCATACCACGCGCACCGTGAGGACACTCACCTTCATGCCGGATCGACTGAAGGACAATCCGTTCTTCGAGGTCGAAGGCTTCCCGCGGTTCGTCAAACCGATCGCGCACGGCCGCAAGCCGCAAACCGCGGAAGAATACCGGTCCTGGGCGCAAGCCTGGTTCGCGGCGGCGGGGACCGATGGAAGCGACGAGCAAACCCCGCGGGAAATGGTCTATCGCTGGGACGTCGAGAAATCGATGCGCGAGCTGATCGGCGTCGGCGAGGAGGATATTGCGATGCTGCGGCCGTTCTTCGACATGAAGGTCGAGCAGATGAACAGCAACCTCGGCATCAAGCACGCCAGCAATGACGGCGGGGATATGTAATGGCTCCCTACGCCGGCCAGTACCGCACAGTCAACGACCTGATTGACGAGGCGCTGGCAAAATTGGGCGTGAAATCGGCCGGCCAGCCTACCGATCCGGAAGACTACAACTACGTGTTTTCAGCCTACGATGCCATCCTGCGCAAACTGGCCGGCCTGGAGATCATCACGCTGTCGAGCTACGACACGAGTTCCGTTCCCGGCGCGTGGTTCCTCGATCTCGCCTCCATCATCGCCGGCGAGGTATGTCAGAAGTTCAGCTACACCGGGCAGGACCGCACCGACATGATGAATGCGGGGCTCGGCGACGGCGTGACGGTCGAGATCGGCGGCGGCGCCGCCGCCAAGTCGCTCAAGCAGATCACGCGGTTGAAGCCGACCTTAGAACCGTTGAAGGCCGATTACTTCATCTGGGCGGCACTTTTTATTGCAGCATCGGGAATGATTTCATGAATCTAACCCATGAGAGGCTTCTACGGGTTCTCTTCTACGATCCAGAGAGCGGTATTTTCTCGTGGAATACTAAAACAGTCACACGCGGACGCCCCAGTAAGCTTTTCGGTGTGAGAGCCGGAACCATTTCGGGCGCTGGAAAGACCCGCACAAAATCTTACCGAATGATCGGCGTAGACGGCACAAAATATCAGGAGCACCGATTGGCTTGGTTCTATATGACAGGCGAATGGCCGGCCTCTCTTGTCGATCACAAAGATCTCGATGGCCTCAATAATAAGTGGCTAAATCTCCGTGAAGCTACGCACAGCACGAATAAGGCAAATCGCGCGGCGCCTGCAAACAATACAACAGGCTTCAAGGGCGTCAGTTTCAACAAAGCCCAAGGGCTCTATCAGGCGAGTATTTGCCGCCAATACAAGCAGATGCATCTCGGATTTTTCGATACCGCAGAGCTTGCAGCTGCGGCCTATGAAAAGGCTGCGCGCGAGCTATTCGGTGAGTTTGCACGAGCATCCTGATGCCTAACACTCCCTACATCCCAATTCCATGGCCGTTGAGCTCGTTTCCTGGCTCAAACCTGCATCCCGGCGACAACACGCAGGAATCGGCCGGGAGGATCGTCAATCGATACGCAGAAGCCCTGGGCGAGGCGCAGCACCCTACCGGACCATCGGCCCAGGTCTGGCGACGATCGCCTGGGCTGACACGCCACGCCGTCACGTCCCAGACCGGTTACCGCGGTGGTCTGATCGTCAACAATCTGTCCTATGAGGTGTGGAACAACAACCTATCGACGGTCGACGCCGGCGGCGGCGTGACCTCGCTCGGCAGCATACCGGGGACGGCTCCTATCAGCATCGCGCGCGATCTGGCCGTCACCGTCGATGTCGTGATCGTTAGTCCGGGAGATGGGGCGTTCACGTCGACCGGTGGGGCGGCGCCCGTCTCCTACAACGGCGGCGGCGTGCTGCCGCAGCCTAACAGCGTGGCGTTCCAGGATGGCGTCTTTCACTTCACGATCGCGGACGGCCGGGTGTTCGCCTCCGGGATCAATGCACTGACGCAGAACGCGCTCACGTTCGTCAAACTGCAGTCGAAGTCAGATGTCGTCCTGCTCCGCGGCATTGCCTTCAACGGCATGATGTACTTTTTCACCACGGGCGGCTGCGAGGTCTGGCAGGACACGGCAGCCCCGACACCAGCCTATCCCTATACAAAATTCATGACGCTGGCCTATGGGCTGGTGCAGCAGAGCGCAATCGCGGGATGGGAAACCGGTTTCGACGATCTGATCTGGGTGGCGCAGGATTTCAACGTCTATCGCCTGCCGTACAACACGCTGCAACCGGGACCGGCGATCTCGCCGCCCGCGCTCAACACGCTGATCGAGTTCGCGGTCAAGGCCGGCGACACGATCAAGGCCGGCGTCCATATCTCGGCGGGTCGTAAATTCTGGACGCTCACCTCCTCGACATGGACCTGGCAGTTCAACCTCTCGACGCAGAAGTGGAACGAGCGGCAGAGCCTCAATGCCTTGACCGGGCTCTATGGCCCGTGGCGCGGCGTCGGCGGCCACAACGCCTTCGGCAAATGGCTGATGGGAGACACGCAATCAGGAAACCTGCTGTTTACCGATAGTCAGAACTTCACCGAGGATGGGGCACCGCTGCGCTCGCGGATCGAGAGCGGGCCAGTGAGCGCATTCCCCGGCCAGACCAGGATCGCGCGCGCGGATTTCAATTTCGTGTTCGGCGTCGGCGAAAACGTCGCCAACTTCATCACCAACGTGGTCGGGACGGCGGCCTCGCCTTCGCATCTGATCCGGCTGGAGGTCATCTCGACAGCGGGGATGACAAACAACGATCAGGTCAATGTCGCCGGCGTCCATGGCACGACCGAAGCCAATGGAACGTGGGTGGCAACCATCGTCGATCCGACGCACATCGATCTGCAGGGCTCGCTGTGGGCCAATGCCTGGACCTTTGGCGGCACGGTTACCGATGTCACGGCGCCGCATAACATGGTCGCCCCGGTGTGCGCCATATCGTGCTCGAAGGACGGCGGCATCACCTGGGATTACCCCGCAATCCGCCAGATCGGGACGCAGCAACACGTCAAAGGCGTGCGCGCCTCGGTGAAATCGCGCGGCATGTCGGGGATACAAGGCGTGCGCTGGCGGGTCGATTGCAGCGATAGTGTCTATGATGGTTTTTTAGGTGGTACTATGAGTACAAATCCATTGGAGCCTCCCCCGTAATGCCAGTGCCTGCAGCCGAGTTGCCATCACAAGACGCGTTGCTCGCGTGCTTTGATTACGATCCAATTACCGGCGTTCTGCGCTGGCGTCGTCGTGACCCGATAAAACAAGGAATGAAGATCGCCAACGGCAAATGCGCCGGGAAGGCAGCCGGATACGTGCGCGAAGGCAAATATATTGCCGTCATGCTGGATGATGTCACCTATTACGCACATCGCATCATCTGGAAGATGGTTACCGGAAACGATCCGCCGGATTGGATAGATCACGAGGACGGCGACGGAACCAACAATAGATGGCTCAATATGAGAGCGGCTACCCACGCTCAGAATATGTGGAACACTTCTATTTTCAGGAACAACACAAGCGGCTATCGCGGCGTTTCGTTCATTAAGTCCCATGGCAAATTTAGAGCAGCAATCGGCATTGGTGGAAAGAAAAAGCATATCGGCTACTTCAATACGGCGGCTGAAGCGCATCTTGCTGTGGCTGAAGCGATCTTTAAGACCCGCGGCGATTTCGCGAGGGTCGCATGACAGCAGGAGCAAAGCCACTCGGCCCGGCCGGAATGCCGGTCGTGCATACGGATGGTGTCCCGACCACCGAGTTCGGCGCCTGGCTCGATTACGTCAATCGCTTCATCGCGGCACCGGGGCCGCTCGTGAGCGCGGCCAATGACGCCGCCGCCGCCGCCGCCGGGGTGCCGGTGGGTGGAATCTACAGAATCGGCAACGCCGTGCAGGTACGGCTAGTATAGGAGTACGTGTCATCGGCCTCTTCGACTACTTTAGCGGGCAAGACGCGCAGAACGCTGCGGATGCGCAGAAGGCCGGCATTCAGCAGGGCTACGCCAATCTAACTCCGTTTTTCAGCCAGGGCCGCGATGCGCTCACGGGTGCGCTCGGCACCGGCACTGGCGCGCTGAATACCGCGCTCGGCAACGCGACGAATGCCTATGGTTCAGGCCTGACCGGCGCGACCGGCGCCTATGGACAGGCGCTCGGCGCCGGTACCGGCGCGCTGGGGGGAGCGCTCGCCGGATCAGTGGGAGCATACCAGCCCAACCTACAGACTGGTCAGGCCGGGCAGAACGCCTATGCCAATGCGCTCGGCGTCAATGGTCCGGCCGGCAACGCTCAAGCCGTGCAGAATTTCCAAGCCGGCCCCGGCTATCAATTTCAAATGGACCAGATGATGCAAAACCTGCTGCGCAATCAGCAGGCGACGGGACAGGCCAATTCGGGTGCGACGAATGTCGACACCTTGCAACAGGCTTCCGGCATCGCCAATCAGGGCTGGCAGCAATATCTGCAAAACCTGCAGCCGTTCATCGGTTCTTCGAATGCGGCGGCGCAAGGAACTGCCGGCGCCTACCAGAATTACGGCAACCAGGTCAGCGGTCTCAACCAGAACATCGCCTCCGGCATTGGCGGCGCGAACCTCAACACGGCCTCGGGCCTCGCCGGCAGCAACGTCAATGTCGGACAGCTCCTCGCCGCCCTCAATCAGGGCACCGGCAGTCAACTGAACCAGAGCCTGCAGGGCCAGGGCAATGCGGCCTACGGCGCCGCCACGGGAATCGGCAACGCCCAGGCCAATGCGGATCTCGCTCAATACACCGCGTCCGGCAACTTGTGGAATACGCTCCTCGGCGGCGCCAATGCCGCCGCCAAAATTGCTGCGGCGTAAAGGGCTGATCAATGGCCGGTCCCCAAGACTATCTGACGGTGAAAGGACCGGAAGGCGCCAGCTATTCGCTGCCGAAGTTCGATCTCGGCTCGCAGATCGCGTCCATCCCGACGTCATACCAGGAGGGCCAGCAGTACGGCGTCAAGCGCGCCCTGCAGACGGCGTTCAAGGACGGGTTTCCTACCGATCAGCAGGGAAATCCCGATTACAATGCAATGGCAACCCGCTTGCTGGCGATCGGCGGCC